CAAATGAACTGGAGCGACGGCACCCCACGCAGCACTGGCAACGCATTCACCACGCCAGAGCCAACAAAACTGCGCAACACAAGCGTAACAAAGACCATGCGTGTAAACCGCTGGATTGCGCCTGACACGAATAAGCAAGCATCCGCCGATAAGACGGCAAAACTGAAAGGCAAGCCATGAAAACACAACTCCAGCGCCTTGAAAAGCTCCTGCTCAAAGGCTGCACATCAATGGACATTATTCGCGTGTGTCGCACTACGACGCCGAGCCGTCGCATTGCGGATTTGCGCGACAAAGGCTGGACGATCACGAAGGTGAAAGTGGCCGGCAAGAACTATCACAGGTTTTATGGGAAGGCTCCGAAATGAACTATCAAGAGTTCTTGTCCAAGAAGACACACGCCACGGGCAGCTATGGTTTTGAAACAATCTGGATGCCCGAGTCAGCTTTTGATTTTCAGGAAAACATCATAAACAAAGCCATCCGAAAGGGCCGGATTGGCATGTTTGCGGATACAGGCCTTGGCAAAACCCTGATGCAAATTGTGATTGCTGAAAACATCATTCGCCACACTAACAAGCGGGTTCTTATCCTTACGCCTTTGGCTGTGGCTTTCCAGTTTATCGACGAGGCTACCCGAATCGGTGTTGATGACATTGCCCACAGTAAAGACGGTGCGCTTACCAAGAAAATAACGGTCTGCAATTACGAGCGGTTGCACCTGTTAAACCCTGAAGACTTCGTGTGTGTAATGCTGGATGAATCAAGCATTCTGAAAAACTTCGCCGGTAAGATTCGCGATCAGATTGTTGCCTTCATAAAGCAAGTGCCTTACCGTTTTCTGTCCACGGCAACCCCTAGCCCGAACGACTTTATTGAGCTTGGCAACAGCTCGGAAGCCTTGGGGTATATGGGCTATATGGATATGCTTTCCAAGTTCTTCAAATCGAACCAAGGCAGCGCGGACAGCAACAATCGCAACATCGGAGAAAAGTTCTATCTGAAGCCTCACGCAGAACGAGACTTTTTCGCATGGGTAAACCAATGGTCTGTAATGGTCAAAAAACCATCCGATCTAGGGTTTTCTGATGCTGGTTATGAACTTCCGGCATTGCACACGAAAAAGCACATTGTGAACAATTCCAATACGTGGTGCCTTGAGGGTCAGGAATCGTTATTCGCCATGCCAGCGCGGACAATGACAGAGGTCAGGGAAGAGCAGAAACTCACGGTAAAAGAACGCTGCGAAGAGGCGGTAAAACTGGCGATTGGGAAAACGTCTGTTTACTGGTGCAATCTGAACGAGGAAAGTTCACTACTTTCTACGCTGGATAGCGATGCGGTTGAAATCATCGGCGGTATGTCGATTGACAAAAAAGAGGAGATTCTAGTAGCCTTTGCCCGTGGTGAAATCAAGCGGCTAATCACAAAAGCACGCATGACTTCGATGGGCCTTAACTGGCAACACTGCAACCATACCGTGTTTTTCCCGACATGGAGTTATGAACAGTACTACCAAGCTATCCGGCGTTTCTGGCGCTTTGGCCAAAAGTCAGAGGTAGTCTGCGACATGGTAATCAGTGAAGGGCAAGAGCGTGTTCTAGAAGCATTGGAGCAAAAGACACAAAAGGCCATCGAGCTATACGGCAATCTTGTTGCGGCTGCTAACCGCGACTTCAGTTTTTCAGCAAAAGAGTTCAATCAATCAGTTCGCCTACCGGAGTTTATCTAATGAACACAAAAGACCAGATCATCACACCACAGTACGCCATTTACAACTCGGACTGCATGGAAGTCCTTCCAACAATCCCTGATAACTCGGTTGACCTTTCCGTTTATTCCCCCCCGTTTGCAGGCCTTTACAACTACAGCTCGAGCGAACGCGACTTTTCCAACTGTGAAAACAAAGAGCAGTTTTTGGAGCAGTACGAGTTTTTGATTGCACACATGGCTCGGGTAACAAAGCCCGGACGGATTACGGCGGTCCACTGTACTGACGTTTTCGACAACTCATGCCGCCTTTGGGACTTTCCGCATGAAATCATCCGGCTTCATGAAAAGTACGGGTTCCAGTACCGTAACCGAATCACTATCTGGAAAGAGCCGCTTAAGGTTCGGATGCGGACGATGGTTAAAAGCCTGATGCACAAATTGATTGTTGAGGACTCGACACAGTGTTTTACCGCGATGCCGGATTACATGCTTATCCTGACTAAGAAAGGCGATAGCGAGGTACCAGTAACACACCCGCACGGCCTGAAGCAATACTTTGGCGAAACCCCAATCCTGCCTAATATTCTCAGAGCTTTCAACAATGCGAACGAAACCAAGTTCAATGAGGACGAATTGTGGGAGTACCTGAAGACCAATTTCGCAGATCACACGGATCCAAAGTCCAACAAGCTATCGCACTATATTTGGCAGCGTTACGCCTCCAGCGTGTGGGATGATATTCGCATTGATAACGTGTTGCCTTTCCGCGACTCCCGCGAAGAGGATGATGAAAAGCACGTTCACCCGCTGCAGCTTGATGTGATTGACCGGATTGTCGAGATGTACAGCAATCCTGGCGAAGTGGTTCTAACCCCTTTCATGGGAGTTGGTAGCGAGGTCTACAGCCCCGTTTCAATGGGCCGCAAGGCTATCGGAATCGAGTTGAAGGATAGCTACTTCAAACAAGCCCGTATCAATCTGGAAATGGCCTCGAAGCGGTTCGATGAAGGCATTGTTTTCAAGCAAGATATGCTTTTTTCTGATGTTGAGGAATTGGCCGATGAATCCCTTTAACTGGCGCGGTCAGTCACAGCTTATAGCCGAGTTCACCAAGGACGCGCCTGAAGTTGTGGTGAAGAACTACCCGCAAAAAAGCTACTACTGGCGACGCAAGGCTGGTTTAACCGGCACACGTCAGAACCCTGACCGACACTGGCGTAAGCGTGAAGTGCAGCCGCTGTAATCGCACAATGGACAAGGCTACGGGATGGCTGGGAAGCCGTCCCTATGGCCCTGTCTGCTGGCGACGCATGTTCCCGGTTGAGAAGAAAATCACCGCTAAAGTGGTGAAAAATGACCAACCTGATTTATTCGAGAATATAATCACGTAATGCTTACAGTAATATTTCAATGCTTACGGTGCTTACCATGTATGTGAAGCTATTCCAAAGCATCTACCAAGGCACCCTAAGAGGTAACTCTAACGGGCTGCTAGTCTTTACCAACCTTTTGGCCCATGCGGACCAATACGGCATTGTCGATGTTCACCCAAAAGCCATAGCCGAGGAAGTCGGATTGACGCTAGAACAGGTCAAGGAAGCCCTTACAGAGCTTGAGGCGCCCGACATTGAATCGCGCAGCCCTGAGAGTGAAGGACGGCGTATTGTCCTGCTAGACGGGCACCGGGCATGGGGCTGGCAGATTGTCAATTACGTGAAATACCGGGCCATCAAGAACGAAGATGACCGGCGCGAACAGAACCGAGAGGCGCAAGCCAGATGGCGGGAAAAGAATAAGCAAGTGTCATCAGACGTAAGCAGCGTAAGCCGTGGTAAGCCCATGCAGAAGCAGAAGCATATACAGAAGAAAGAAGAGAATACAGGCACTGACGTGCCTAAGCCTATCGGCTTTACCCTTCCAGACTGGATAAACGCAGATCATTGGAATACATGGCATTCCTGTCCAAATCGGGAAAAGGCAAACAACGCCCAAAAGCAAATGACCGTCGATAAACTGATGGCATGGCGCGATCAGGGGCTGGATTACGCCGGGGCTCTGGAGAACGCAGCATTAGGCGGGTATCAAGGGCTTTTCTTGCCGGACAAAGGAAAGCAGGACGTAGCACGCCAAACCGTACCCGCAAAACCAGGCCCTGACCCCATGAAGGCCGTATTCGATGCCCGTGACCGTGAAGCCGCTCCTATCCCGCAAGCGATACGTGAGCAAATGGCAAAACTAACCAACATGGTGAAGCAATGACCTACGCCGCCAAAATAAGCCAGCAAATGAACCAGCTAAAGGCATCCATGTGTCTAAGCCTGTACGGCAAGAAAATGCCACGCCACAGGGCTGCAAAACAACTACTGCTGCACGGCGCACTGACACGGGGGCAGTTCACGAACTACACCGGCTGGAAGCCCGCGACGGTAACAAAGGCGCTCAATTACCTTGTAAAAACCCGCGCTGCTGTTGTCACTCAAGACGCAGACGGGCAGAATGTGTGGGGATTGAAATGAAGCAATACCGGATGCAAAACCGCTACACCAATCATTTGCCGAACCACTTCTATTGCCGACATGGAATCGACCTCAATCTATCCTGCAGCCTCTGCGCTACATCAGCGCGTCTTATCGCATCTGGTGACGATGGCGAAGGTGGACAAGTCCTATTGGAGCGCCGCAAAGAACTACGCCAGGCTCGACCCGTACCAACTGGCGACGATACCGGACGATCTGACGCGGGTGATGCTGCAAAAGGTGGCAAGTGAATGAGCTTAGAACAATGCACCTCTTTGCCGGTCACGGTGGAGGACTCCTTGCCGATCTCATTCTCGGCCATAGACCAGTTGTCGCTGTTGAGTGGGATAGATACGCCTGCCAAGTCTTGCGAGAACGAGCAGCAGACGGATGGTTCCCAGGCCTGCACGTGTGGGAAGGGGACGTCAGATTGTTTGATCCATCCGAGTACGCCGGACAAGTGGACTGCATTCATGCGGGATTCCCTTGTCAGGACATTAGCGTCGCTGGAAAGCAGGCAGGAGTATCTGAGGGAACCCGATCAGGTCTTTACAGAGAAGTTCTGCGCATCGCTGGCGTGGTTCGACCAAAGCAGTTGTTCTTGGAAAACGTATCAGCAATCCTTGGTAACGGATTGGGAACCGTACTCGGAGACTTGGCCACGTTGGGGTATGACTGTAGGTGGCTCTGCATTCGCGCATCCGATGTCGGAGCGCCGCATCACAGAGACAGATGGTTTTTACTTGCCAACACCAACAGTGAAAACAGGGGCGCAAGTGGCATGGGACAAGACGCATGGGCAGACAGGAGGGACGAGCCTGTCGGGATGGGTGAAGTATTGGCCGACACCGGATGCTGGAGTGTGGAGGGGTGCGGCAAAGATAGAAACGCTAACGCGCAAACTGGACGCTGGCCTACGGGGGCATATGGGGCAGCTTCAAAATGCGGTAAAAATGTGGCCTACACCGAATGCTGCGGACCATCGGGACAGGGGAAATATGTCCATGCCGAGCATTCGACGCAGGGCGGCAATTGGAAAGCAGTTGAACCTGTCAATGGTAGTTTCCCCAACTTCTGGGCAACTGAACCCAACGTGGGTAGAGTGGCTAATGGGGTTCCCAATAGGATTCACCGCCTTAAGGGATTGGGTAACGCCCAAGTCCCGCTCCAAGCCGCAACAGCATACAGATTGCTCGGAGGACAATAAATGTTCACCCTCAACGTAACCGCACCTAACGGCGAGACATTCGCCCTAAGCCTGACTGATGACAACGATGTAGACGCCCTATGCGCTGCCGGGTTTGAAGTATGCGAAATCGTTGAAGTAATCGAGGTTGACGCATGGGTGATGGGCATACTCATGGGAGGGAAAATGCAGTGAGATACAAACACGACTGTGACAAATGCAGGTCGCTAGGTGAGTTTGGAATAACAGATTTGTATTTTTGCGACATACATACGCCTACGGTTATTGCAAGATTTGGCAATGAGCCTGAAGACTACGCATCAGGACTGGAATTGGCCCCGTACGTCCCAGAACTTGCACAGGCAAAGCGTCGGGCCATTGAAGCTGGGTATTTGAAGTGGAATTTCATAAATGAAATACGCAAAGATTGACGCCAACCACGTGCAATGCGTAACCGCACTACGCGCAGCCGGTGCAACCGTGCAGAGCCTGGCTGGAGTGGGCAAGGGCGTGCCTGATCTACTCGTTGGGCACCGTGGACACACTTTCCTGATTGAAGTCAAGGACGGGGCTAAATCACCCAGCAAGCGCAAGCTAACCGAAGATCAGCGGGACTGGCACGCGGCATGGCAAGGTGGCACGCTGGCAACCGTAGACGGGCCAGAGGCTGCGCTTAGGGCAATAGGGGTAGTGAAGTGAAACCGCGCAAGACTGACGCGAATGAAGCAATTGACTTCATTTACAAGAACGCAAAGCCATTTGCACAGGCAAAGGCTAACCGCATCTATTGCGAGGAGTTCCGCAAGTCAAAGAAGGCCCTACTGATGGCGCAATCGACCGCTGAGGCAGCAAACGCTCGGGAGCAGTACGCATATAGCCACGACGAGTATTTGCAGCTTCTAGAGGCTTTAAAGCAGGCGGTTGAAACCGAGGAGCTTCTAAGGTGGCAAATGGTAGCCGCGCAAGCTCGGGTTGAGGTGTGGCGCTCAGAAGAGGCCAGCGCAAGGGCAATGGACAGGGCCGCAGCATGAATGAGAAAATGTTTCCCTTTTATTGGCAGGCTTATGCGGAAGAGCATTCGCATGACCATATGAATCAATCAGAGGTTGATTGGACTAAGTACAAGGTTATTTGCGCTAAGTGCGGAGTTACAAAATTATTCAGCGAAGTAAGGAGTGAAGAGTACTGGTACGGCACTGGATGGAAAGTCTTTGGAATGCCTAACGAGTTACCTGATTGTTTTCTTTGCCACGTGTGTGCTTCAAGTTTCTACAAGTACCACGGAATATATGAAGATTTGGCAGCTTTATCCACTTGCGTTAATTACATACAGAGGGCTTATCAATGTCGCAAACATTACCTAAAAACAGCGGAGAAATCAAAACTACAGGACAGCTTAGACAGATGCTTGTCAATGCGGCAAAAGGAGTGCTTAACGGGGATATGGACCTAGACAGAGCGTTGGCACTCCATAAGTTAGCAAAGAACATTTCGGAGTCACTTTACTCAGAAACAAAGATTGCAATGTTCCGAAATGAGGTCGGTGAATCAATCGCCGAATTTGGGAAGTTGCCGATTGGTGATGACTAAAGCCGAGTTTTCTTACCTATGCGGCTACGGAGCAGAGCACTGGCCCCTGCTGTATTGGCCGTCACGCCAAGACGCTATCAAATGGCTGCACCTGATTCAAGAGGATTGGACGTTTACGAATGACCCGCGCTAAATTCCAGTACATCCGCAGCCCTGCCCTGCTAAAGGCTTGCCGTGAGATACCCTGCCAGCACTGCGGAATTGAAGACGGTACGGTAGTGGCAGCGCATAGCAACGAATCCAGGCATGGCAAAGGACGCGGAATCAAGGCAAGTGACATCTACATCGCCGCTTTATGTGCGAAATGTCATACAAAAGTTGACTCCAGCTATTGCCTGACACAGCAAGAACGCACGAAAATATGGACTGACGCTCACCATAAAACCGTGCAAGAATTAACCAACCGTGGGCTATGGCCTGCAAACATAGGAAGACCATGAAATACAGAAAAATCCCCGTTGTTATTGAGGCTACCCAATGGTTTAAGGACGGCGACCATTCTTTCGTTGTCGGACTGCCTTATGGGCACAAGATCGGCGATCACGCCATTGACCCGAGTGTATTTGGCTGGGTGCCGACATTAGAGGGCGGACACGTAGTTACTCCGGGAGACTGGATTATTACCGGCGTGAAAGGTGAGAACTATCCATGCAAGCCCGACATTTTTGCCATGACTTACGAACCCGCTGAGAATTGACATGAAATATGCCCTACTCCTAATCCTGGCCCTCGCCACACAAGCGCAAGCCACTCGGCGGCACTGCGAACCACGAGTACCGACACCACGCGAACCCGTCAGCAAGCCAGAGCCGAAAGCGCCTGATCGCGTGCAACGTGACCGCAGCGACCATGACAGGCCATGTGACCGCACTATCGGAGCGCCAGTCTGGTGTAGGGTGCTGAAATGAGATATTTCATTGAAGATCAGACTACAGGTCTGGTTGACGGTTATTACATCAGCAAGATGATGGCTGAGGGCGTCGCTGAGGGATTGAACCTGATGACGAGAGATCACTTGTTTCTTGTCAAGAAGTCTTCTGAAAGAAACCATGTTCCAATAAACGACGTAGAGTTTTTAGGGCGTCAAGACTGGTTTATTTCAATGGTTTCAGAATCGTTGCGGGCTGAGTAAATGGCACGTCCAATAGGAAACACAGTTATCGCAGCCTGCGCAGTAGGAGAGCGCCTGGATTGGTTTAGGTCAAGAGAACTACGCAGCCCGCTGGTAACAGGCCGCTATTACGACTTTTGTGTAAAAGCCGTATCGTTTGGCCTGATGGACTACGACGAAGCGACGAACCGATACAAAGTACGGCATAACTGGCGGCAACTGCTCATTGAGCGCAACATGGTGCTAAAGAAGCCACCCGAGCCCGAGCCGGAACCGGACGAAGAAAAGCCATTGATGTCGTCAGAGCAAAAGCGTAAACTCGCACAGACAACCGTACAAAGCGCACTAACGCACAGGACGGCGCTGGAAATGGCGTGGCGATGAAAACATGGATACCATGCTTCACCAGAAGCGCAAGAAACCAAGAAAGCTACGATCTTTACATCACTGAGTTTAATCACGGCGACGGTAAGACAAAAGCTGAGTCATTAGAATGGGCAAAGACAATCCGCGAAGCTGAGTTCAAAGGATACGTGCCACTAAAGCGGTAATATGCAATAATTGTGCCATCACGGATAACCCGAGGTAAGCATGGGCGTACATTCAACCTTCACGCAAAACAAGGCAGATGAGATTTGCATCCTTCTAGAGGACGGTCTAAGCCTTCGTAAGGCTGCTGATGCTGTAGGCGAATCAGCTAGAACGATTCTCAATTGGACCAAGGCGAATCCTGAATTTCTTACGCAATACACGCGAGCAAGGGAAATCGGCTATATGCAATTGGCTGATGAAATCCTGAATATCTCTGATGAGGCTGATGTTGAGGTTCGATATGACGGTGAAGACACTAGACTAGACCTGAGCGCAACAGCCGTGGCACGTAACAGGCTGCGAGTCGATACCCGTAAATGGATGCTGTCCAAGATGCTGCCAAAGGTGTACGGCGACAAGATAGAGGTTAAGGGCGACCCTGACAACCCACTTCAGACCGTCAACAAAGTGGTGTTTGAAGTTGTCAACGCTAAGGGTTAAAGTCCCGGAAAAACTGGTACCGCTCATTAATCCCAAGCGATACAAAGGGGCTTATGGTGGGCGCGGCGGTGCAAAGTCTCACTTTTTCGCAGAGCAGATCATCTGCCAAGCCCTATCCGGTAAGCGCATAGTCTGTTTGCGTGAGGTACAGAACAGCATCAAAGAGTCCGTTAAACAGCTACTGACGGACAAAATCATCAAGTTCGGGATTGAAGATCAATTCGACATCATTGAACAAGAGATTAGAGGCCCGCATGGTAGTCAAATCATTTTCAGGGGCTTGCAGTCATTCAACGCGGCCAACATCAAGTCGCTAGAGGGCTTTGATATTGCATGGGTAGAGGAAGCCCAGACACTTAGCCAGCACTCGCTTGACCTATTACGGCCAACCATTCGCAAGCCAGGCTCTGAGTTGTGGTTTTCATGGAATCCCCGTTACAAGACTGATGCTGTGGATAAGTTCTTTCGCAGTGAAAAGCGTACCGACTCCATCTCTGTGATGGTCAATTGGTACGATAACCCGTGGTTTAAGGAAACCCCGCTTTATCAGGACATGCTGACCGACTTCGAGAACGATGAGGACAAGGCAGAACACGTCTGGAATGGCGCTTACGGCTCAAGTCAGGGCGCTATCCTAGCCAAGTGGATAGGCAAAGCAGAGCGTGAGGGGCGGGTTCATAACGGTGTTGAGTTCGATCAAGACGGGTCAACAATCGAGGTTAGCTCAGACTTAGGTTTTAGGGATACGGCATCGTTTTGGTACTGGCAACGCAAGATTGGCGGGTTCTCCCTGCTCAAGTACGAGGGCGATACCGGGCTAGATGCGTCTGACTGGATACCGCGCATCAGGGACACCGTGAACGGGCTAGGATGCAAGAAAGCCCCAAAGATATGGCTACCGCACGATGCCAAGGCCAAGACGTTTCAAAGCAAATACACCACGATTGAGCAGTTCGCACGCGACTTTGGGCCGGGCAATGTGGCGATTGTTGCCCAATCCAAAAAGATGGATCAGATCAATGCAGCGCGGACAATCGCGCCTAGATGTGAGTTTCACCGCGACTTGTGCGAGACTGGGTTGGATGGGCTGTTGGCGTGGGAATTTTCCTACAGCGAGGATAACGGGGTCTTTAGCCGTGAGCCTTTGCACAATTGGGCAAGCCATCCAAGTGATGCTTTTGCCTACGGATGCCAGGTAATGCAGGAAAATAAAGCAAAAGAACCCGAAAAACCTGATATATTCCCCATAACCGGCCAAAATGGAAGAATTGTCACAGCTACCCTGGACGAGCTTTGGGATATGGCCCCCCGTAAGACCGAAAGGTATTAATGCTCGC